GCGCAAGGTCGCCAGCGGATTGCAGGGCAAGTGCGCTCCTGTGCCGTGGGGAATCGATGGCATGGGCGAGTTGGGCCACATGACGCGCGAGCGCGGGCTGTACGTGAATCCAGCCTATAGCCGTTCGTTGGATTTGGCGTTGCGTGAGAGTGACGAGTATGAGCGCACGGCACGTGATGTGTCGCACGGACGATTCGGTGCGGATGTGCTGGCACCGATTGCGCGTCGTATCTCGGATCATTCAGACGTGATCCGAACGATGAAGCAGATGCGCGCGGCGCTGACATCGTGGGAGCAGATCGTTACCGCGATGAATGCGGGGAAGTCGGCGCAGGTGTCGTTCTTACGACCGTCCAGTGTCGTAGCGGCAACTGCTTGGCAATGTGAATTTGCAATTGCAGGGGTTCCGACTGCGGGCACGTTTGGCAATATCCCTGGAGGGCATGCCTACACGGGATCATCAGTGGGTTCGATGGTGTCTCCTGGAACTGCAAACATCGGCGGCAGCGATCATTGTTACCTCACAAATATTTCGCTGCACTCTCAACCCACCACGATAAACCAGCAAATCGTGGGCGTGGTCGATTTGCTGGTGGGGGCTGGCAACATCGCAGCGGCAACTGCCACAAGCCAAAATATATCGACTACGGCGCTGCCACGGTGGACGACCGGCGAAGGGCTTTGCATGTCGCTCGTTGTAACGACAGCGATTGTCGGCGGTACAGCCCCGACGATTGCGATCACGTACACGGATCAGGCAGGCAACACAGGCAATTCGACTGGAGCGATCACGGTTACAACCAACTCGTCCGCAGGGCGGATGCTGCCTGTTCAAGACGGTCCGATGATCCGATTGGCCTCGCCCGATACCGGAGTTCGTCAAATCGAGGCGTGCATCATTACGGGCACGATCACGTCAGGCGTTATGGCGGGGATCATCTACAAACCGATCATGTTCATGGGTGTGCTGGCGAATCAATCAGTCGACCGCACGACACCATCGCAGGCAGGCGGAATGCGCAGGATCACGCAGACTGCGGGCGCGTTGCCTTGTTTGACGTTGATACGTTATGGGTCCGCCACTACTGTTACGCCTCTTGGCGGCTTCCTTGAATTCGCCTGGGGCTAAGTCTTGAGCACGAATCGCTTCGACAATCAATGGCTGGCCTACAAGGGCACGACGACCGGATGGGATGGGTCGCTTGTCGCGGGGTCTGACAGTGATGTGCCGATGCCGATTGCGGTGGCGACCGCAAGTGGCGTAACGATCAATGCGCCCGCAGCGAACATCACGATTGCAGGCGTTGCGCCAAGCGTTGCAGCAGGCAAATCGATCTCAGTTCCGGCTGCGAACATTACGCTTGCAGGGGTCGCGCCAGCAGTCAGCGTAGGTGCATCGGCCGCAATCCCTGCGGCAAACATCGCCATAGCAGCGGTCGCTCCATCCGTATCGGCAGGCAAGTCGGTAAACGTGCCTGCGGTAGATGTGGCAATCGCTGCGCTTGCGCCGACCGTCTCTGCGGGGGCTGGCGTTGGCGTGACGATCAATGCGCCGTCCGCAGATATAGCGGTTTCGGCCGTGGCACCGACCGTAAGCGCATCCGCCGTGCAGGAATTGACCGGACGGCGTAGGCGCAGTCGCCGCCCGATCTACGAGCTTGACGGCTCAAAAAAAAAGTGTCGAGCGAGGCGCTGCGGCAAGAGCGCGAATATATCGCTTCCATCGACAGCATCTACGATCTATTGGCAGAGCAGCAAATACTGCGAGAGGCTGTGGAACTAGCAACCGCCTCGCAGCGTAAGACGATCTCGAATCTAATGACTACCATCACGCGGCGGGTGGACGAGATCGAAGAAGACGAAGCCGTAATCGTTCTCCTAACGTGACAGGGACCACATGAGCGAATTGACGCAGCAAGAGCAGCAGTTCTTCGAGACGCAGGGCGAGACGGCACCGGAAGCGCCGGAAGTCGAGACGCCGGTCATTGAGGCCACGGAAGCGGCCGAGACGCAACCGGAGGCGACGGAGACAGCAGAACCGGCCAAGCCGAAACTGGTGCCGCTGGAGGCGCTGCACGAGGCTCGGGCGCAGGCGAAGGAATTGAAGTCTCAGCTTGCTCGGCTCAACCAAGAGCGGCAGGAATTCGCACAGTGGCGCGCGCAGATCGAATCACGGCTCAACCCGCAGCAGCAGGCGCAGGTTCCGGCGTTCGAGGAAAACCCGGCCGAGAATCTACGCCACGAGGTAACGACGGCGAAAGAGGAACTCGCAGCCATCAAGAAGCAAAGCGAGGACAGCGCGCGACAGGCGCAGTTCGCCAACTGGTATCAGTCGCAGGCGGCAGCGTTCTTGCAGGCGCAGCCCGACTTCATGGAGACCTACTCGGCCTTCATCGAGGCCCGGCAGACAGAATTGGCCGACGCAGGAATGACGCCGCAGCAGATCGTCGCCAAGATGCAGCAAGAGGAGCAACTGCTCGCGTTGACTGCCGCTCAGATGGGCGTCAACCCGGCGCAGATGGTCTATCAGACCGCGATTGCCAAGGGCATTAAGCCCAAAGCAAAACCCACTGCGGAAAATGCGACACAAAAGCTACAAAACGTGGCAGATGGGATAAAATCGAGCAAGTCGTTGTCACAAGTACCAGGGCGTCCGGTTCCGGCAATGACTTGGGAGTACGCAGCAAATATGTCGGACGCAGAGTTCAAGAAGTTCAACACGAACTGGGAAGAAAACGTTTCTCAGCTTAGTTGAGCATAAGCCGCCGAGGCTCTAACTCGGATTCGCCCCGGAGGCGTTAACCCCGGACAGCCGCCCGAGGCTCTAAACCGGATTCGTTGCGTCCCGCGTGAGTGGACGAATCGCAAGACGAAGCGTGATCGCGTCAACCCGATTCTCCATTCACTAAGGACATTCTCATGGCAACGACTGACTTCGGAGTGGGTCACCCACTCGCCGTCAAGCTGTGGTCCCGCAAGCTGTATGAAGACGTAGTTGGCAAAGGCTACTACGGTCGCTTCATCGGCAAGGGTTCCAACAGCCTGTTTCAGATCAAGGAAGAAACCAGCAAAGGCCCCGGTGACCAGATCACCATCGGCCTGCGTGGATTGCCGGTCGGCGCGGGCATTCAGGGTGACGCAACCCTGGAGGGAAATGAAGAAGCCCTGCTGACCTACAACGACGCACTTCTTGTCAATCAACTGCGCCATGCGTTCCGCACGGGCGGCAGGATGAGCGAGCAGCGCGTACCGTTCAGCGTCCGCGAAGAACTGCGTAGCGCCGCCGAAGATTGGTGGTTTGAGCGTCTCGAAACCAGCATTGCCAATCAACTCGCGGGCTATGCGGACCAGAGCGACACGCGCTACACCGGCAACAACGCGGCGCTGGAGCCGTCCACGGTATCCGGTACCAAGCGGATTCTGGTTGGCGGTGGGCACGATGCCGAAGGCTCGCTGTCGGCAACGACCACGCATGCGATCAAGTTGTCCGACTTGGACAAGGCTGCTGCGATTGCAAAGACGCAGACGCCTCGCATTCGTCCGATTCGGGTCGACGGCAAATCGCTCTACGTGTGCTTCCTGCACCCGTACCAAATCAACCAGCTTCGGCAGGACGCCAGCACGGCGGGTAACTTCTTCGACGTGCAGAAAGCGCAACTGACGGGCGGGAAGATCAGCGACAACCCGATCCTCACGGGCGGCGAGTTCATCTACAACGGCGTGATCGTCTACGAGTGGCCGTACCTGCCCGTGGTCAAGAGCACCGTATCGTCCTCGACCTCGTACCGTCGTGGCGTGTTCTGCGGCGCGCAGGCGCTTGCAGTGGCGGTCGGACAAAACGGTTCTGCGACGAAGATGTCGTGGGAAGAAGAAATGTTCGACTACGGCAACCAACTGGGCGTGTCGGCCGGGATGATCTTTGGCGTTAAGAAGACGAAATTCAACTCGTCCGATTACGCCACGATTGTCATGTCCGGTTTCGCTCCGGCCCCATAAGGAGATAGAGACATGCCTATCACCATTACTGCCGCAACCGCCGCTCTCGGTCCGCAAAAGATACATGCGGGTCCGAGCACGATTACCTTCGACATCAACTCGGGCGCAAACAAGTTCGGAAGCATTTCCGATGTGTACTTGCTTGGTCGCATTCCGAATGGTGCTGTGATCACCGATGGGGCGATCACGTTTGGCGTGCAGAAGAACGCAGCCGAGACGTTCACGATGTTGGTACTCGGGCAAGATGCAGGGGGCACCTACACGGTGCTTAACACCCTGCGGGCGTCTCAAGGATCGATCACCGCGAACGCATCCACGGTGCAAAGCTATACGCTGGTCAATCCGGGCGGAAAGTTGAGCATTTCGGATGACCGTGCAATTCAATACGCCACGTTGGCGCTGAACTGTACGGTGGGTGTCTCTGGAACCACGTCGTTTAGCTTCCAGGGGTATCTGCGATACGTCGCTGACGGGCGCAGCGAGTAACGGACACGGGGGCCTCGTGCCCCCGTTTCTTTATGAACGTCATCGACCAGACGATTGACCAAGCACTCATCCATCACAAGGCGGGCGACTTTGGCCGCGCCTCACATCTCTATAACGCCGTCCTGAATCTGAAGCCATTCGATGAGGGCGTGCTGTACCTGTTGTCGGACCTGTATTTGCGGCAGGAATACAGCGGACTCGCCATTAACCTGCTGACGAATTTGCTTGATCGGCATCCGAAGAACGGTGCCGCGTGGTGCAACCTAGGGATCGCGTTCCGCAAGGAAGATCGATACACGGAAGCGGTAAACGCCTGGGAGCGTGCGCTCAAAATCCAAGGTGATACCGCCGAAGTCTGCTGCAATATGGCCACGCTCTACAGCGACAGAGCGCAACCTGACAAGGCGATTCACTGGCTCGACCGTTCGCTCAAGTGCGACCCGGAAAGCGTCGGGGCTCGGTGGTCGAAGTCGCTCGCGTTGCTGACTAAGAAGGATTGGGCGAACGGCTGGCCGCTGTATGAGTTTCGCCAGCAGTTGGAAGGCTGGCACTCGCGCACCACTGTGGACGCGCCTATGTGGGACTTCACGCCGACCGACCATCTTTACATCCACGGCGAGCAGGGCGTGGGTGATGAGATCATGTTCCTGTCTTGTCTAGACGAAGTCTTGCCACTGGCCAAGCGCGTGACGTTGGAACTCAACGAGCGTGTCGCAGGCATTGCTCGCAAGACGTGGCCGAGCGTGTCAATCGTTACGACTGAGACGCCGGGAGACTATTCCGCGAAGATCGCAATCGGGAGCCTTGCAGCGCGTCTACGGCGCTCGGCGGATGCGTTCCCAGGTACACCGTACCTGAAGCCCGACCCGGAGCTTGTTGAGCACTACAAGGCGCGGCTCACCGCTATCGGCCCGCGTCCCTGGGTAGCGCTCGCATGGCATGGCGGCACGAAGCAGACGCGGGTCAAAGATCGGTCAATCGATCTCGATTCGTTCGAGCCGATTCGCAATCGATACACCTGTGTATCCGCACAGTACGAGCACACGAATCCGATGCTCCAGAAGGCACGCGAGGACGCCGGACTCGTGCGGCTGGATAACCTATGCGTCGGCGAAGACCTCGCAGCGCAGGCGGCGCTGTTCGCGGCGGTCGATTACGTCGTGACCGTGCAGCAGACGGCGGTTCATGTGGCCGGGGCTGTCGGGGCGAAGACTTATGCGATTATCGGGCCGACGCCGCACTGGCGCTATGGACTCACGGGCGACATGCCGTGGTATCGCTCGGTGCAACTGTGCCGCGCGAAGAACGGCTGGGCCGAGCAGATCAACCTAGTGGAGAAAGCGATTGCTGATCACGCAGCAGTACCGAGCGCAGAACGCCGAGCTGCATAAGGACCGGGCGGATTACGGGACGAGCGGCAAGAAGTGGGCGCAAGTGGTGCATATGCTGATGCAAGAGCACGGCTGCGTATCGGTGCTCGACTACGGCTGCGGTAAGCGCACGCTCGAAAAGGCGCTCGGCTTCCCGATCCACAATTACGACCCTTGCATCGAGGGATTAGACGCAGAGCCGAAGCCTGCCGATCTCGTGTGCTGCACCGACGTGCTTGAGCATATCGAGCCGCGCTGCATCGACGATGTGTTGGATGACATCAAGCGTTGCACGGGAAAGTTGACGCTGCTGACCGTGGCGACCGTGCCAGCGAAGAAAACGCTGCCCGATGGGCGCAATGCTCACATATTGCTTCGGCCGGTGAAGTGGTGGTTGCCGGAGTTGATGAATCGGTGGGATTTGATTGCATTTCAGGATCTCGGGCCGGAGTTCATGGCGGTGATGCGATGAGACGCCGACAGATCTACGCCATCCGAGAGCAGGAAGCCGAGCAACTACGAAGGGAGGTGATCCGAAGTGCGTTCAAAGTCGAAGAAGCCGATGCCAATGCCGATTCCGGGCAAAGGAAAGAAGTAAGCAGCGTCAATTGTCCGACGTGTGGGAAAGCGCTCCAGCCTCGCGGGGCGCACTTCCACATCCGCGCGTGCAAGGGGTAAGGCATGGCTATTAGCACGTATAGCGAACTCAAGACAGCGATCTTCGCCTGGGTCGATTCATCCTCTGGCGACTTCAGCGGCACGACGATTGACGACCTGATCCTGATGGCGCACCAGCGGATCGGGCGCGAGGTTCGATGCCGTGAGATGGAGGCTGACATCTCCGCGACGGTGAGTGCGGGCGTGGTCCCGTTGCCGGCCGACTTCGTGGACCTGAAGTACGCCTACCTGAACAACGAGCAGCCGACCAAGTTTCTACAGAAGCGCACGGCGCGGTTTATCTACGAGCGATACCCGCACCGTGATGCTGCGGGGCGTCCTGGCTACGTTGCGCGAGAGGGAACCAACTTCATCTTCGGTCCGTATCCGGACACCGGCACGACGTACAACTTGAAGGGCGTGTACTGGCGGCGGATGACGCTGACCACGACGCTCACGTTTAACGAAGTGTTCCGCGTGCATCCCGACTTGTATTTGTCGGCGGCGATCTCGGAGGCAATTCCGTTCATTGGCATGGAATCCAGGCTTCAGGTTTGGGAGGCCAAGTATCAGACGATTCGCAATGCGCTCATGAACGAAGTTAACACTGAAGGCTACGAGGGAAGCGAGGTCGAGTTCTAATGCATCCTCTAAAAATCTTCGTTGGTTACGATGCTCGTGAGGCAATCGCCTTTCACGTCTGCGTGAACAGCATCATTCGGCATGCGTCGGTGCCGGTAAGTATTCACCCGTTGGCGCTGAACACGATGCCGTTTTACGAGGAGACGCACAAGGGGTCGAATCAGTTCATTCACTCGCGTTTTCTTGTGCCGTACCTGTGCGGGTTTCAAGGTCATGCGTTGTTCGTCGATGGCGACATGATCTTCAAGGCGGACGTGGCAGAACTGTTCGCCTTGATGCGCAACGAGTGCGATGTGGCCGTGGTGAAGCACGACTACCAGACCAAGTACCCGGTGAAGTATTTCGGGCAGGCGAACAAGAACTACCCGCGCAAGAACTGGTCGAGCGTCATGCTGTGGAACTGCGGCAACCATCCGAACCATGTGCTCACGCCGGATTACATCTCGGAGAAGTCCAGCGAGTTCCTGCACCGCTTCCAGTGGCTGAAGGATGAGCGGATTCAGGAATTGCCGAAGGAATGGAATCATCTGGTCGACGAGTACGATCACAACGACGAAGCCAAGCTGCTGCACTTCACACTTGCGATCCCCGCGGTGTCCTCTTACGAAGATTGCGACCATTCGCAGGAGTGGTGGCAAGAGTTCCACCGATCCATTGATGTGGACGAGAAGCGATGAGCTACGCCACGGTCATTGCTGCTGCTGCGGCGCTCAAGGATGTGAACGACCGCATCGATGCGTTGCAGGATGAGAAGAACACGCTACAGGCAAGGATTGTAGTCATCAACGCGGATATTGCCACGTTGCGTACGGAGCGCGATACGCGCACTGCAACCCTCAAGACGGAAGCCGGTACGATCTAATGGCGAAGGTTCGTATCCCTTTGGTCGGATCACTGGTCAGCAGAGACGGGACCAATGCTGGCCTGTTTTCGTCCAGTCAGAAAGATCAGTATTTCGAGGACTGTGTTTTTCACGTCACGCAGAACGCATTTTCTGGAAAGACATTAGTCAAGGTCGGCCCGCGAAAAGTGTTTGCGGAGACGGCTTCGCCAGCAGGCGCATCGGGTCACGGGACAGCGATCCAGATTTGGCGCGGCAAAAGCGCATCCACGATCACTGCGTTCGGTAGCACGAACTCTACGATCTACAACAACGATTCTTCGCTCGGGGCGATCACCGGGCGTTGCATCCATATCTCCGAGACGATGATTAGCTCGGTCCCGACGCTTGTTTTCGTGTCCGACTCTAATCTTGCTTACTACTATGTTGACGCGGGATCGCTCACTGAAATAACGGATACGGACTTTCCGCCGAAGCAAACGCCAGCACTGACGCTTACCGGCAACTTTGCGCACATGGACGGCTATGGGTTCGTGATGTGTACGAACGGCCAGATTTGGCATTCAGACGTAAACACGCTTGTGAACTGGACTTCGACGGCGGTGATCACGGCTCAGGAATACCCTGATCTAGGCGTAGGCGTAGCTCGGTATCGTAATTTCATTGTTGGATTTTCTCGATACTCGATCGAGTTTTTCATTAATGCCGGGAACGCCGCAGGGGCAGTGCTTCAGCGGGTACAGTCGATGGCCAAGCAGATCGGCGCGGTCAACCGTTATTGCATTGCTCCGGTAGAGGAGACACTGGCCTTTGTCGGTTCGCATCTGCATACCGTTGGAGTCTATATTCTGTCGGATGGGAATCCGAAGAAGATTTCTACTCAAGCCGTAGATACATGGATTCTTGCGCAGATCATTGCGGCCGGTGGCGATACTGCGGGGCTTAGGCTCCACATCATTGCCGATCACAATCGGTACTACATCGCGGTGAGTTCGTCGTCTAACGCGACGAATGTCTACGCGCACGATTTGACGACAGGCGCATGGCAACCGTGGACACTTGAGTACGGCATTCGGCAAAGCGATGCTTCGGGTGGTGGCACGGTGTATGTCGGGCAGGATTCGACTAAGCAATTGAGCAACCTTGGCAACGCGCCGGCATCGGGAACGATCCAGACTCAGCCGATGGATTTCGATTCCAGAAAGTACAAGACGCTGAATTCTCTTCGGGTGATTGGCGACAAGGCGACATCCACAAGTACGTTGACGATCTCATGGTCGGACGATGACGGGCAGACTTGGAGCGCAGGGAGAACGGTCGATATGGCGTCTAATGACCCTCGCTTGCTCCGCGCTGGTTTGTTTAAACGTCGCGCATTCAGAATTACTGGATTGAGCGCCGCTGCAACGGGTCGGGATCAATTGCTGGAAGCCATTGAACTCGAAGTCACTGAGGGCGCGATATGAAGGACGAGCGCCTCCCGAACATTGACACGACGAGTTCTGCGTATCAGAACTTGATCGGTCAGGATTCGTGGCGCTTGTGGACGCCTGCGCCGTCAGGAATGACGGAGGTAGGCACGGCAACGTACTCAGGGCGCATGCGTTTTGACGGCAGGAAGTTGGATTGGCAGATAGGTATCGTTGCTGGAACGAGCACGGCAAGCACGGCAGGGACTACGTATTTCCCGCTTCCGGTGCCTGCGAAGGGATTGGCGGGCGTAGCGGTGGCCTACAACGACGCCACGAACGTAGCGATAGGCGTGTGCGCGATCAACGTAACAACGTCGCGGGTGTACCTGCCTACATGGGGCGCAACAGGCGATGCGATCAAGATCGCAGGGAGTAATGAGATATGAGCGAGAGACAGGAAGACAAACGGGAGAGAAGCACCCAACTTCGCATTCAAGAAATGATGCGCAATGGTTGGGGCGACATTGATCCTCAGATTGTCGAGCGGTTCGCTACGAACTCGCCTGCCGGGGTCATGAACGAGTGGAACCTGCGCCCCGGTTCGGTGCTCTCGCCGGAGCAATTCAATCTGCTTATGAATAATCTCCGTGGCACTGGCGACCCTGGAAGCAGCAATCGAGGTTATCTCGGTGCGCAAAACCTAACGCCTGAGCAGTATCTTTCGGACCCGCGATCAGCAGTACGGCTTGAAAATGGGCAGTACGTATATCGGCCAGAACTTTCGGCACAGGCTACGGGCGGCGAGGATTTTTACGGCATCAATCCAAGCGGTTTCTGGAACAACGCCGATCTTGTATCGATGCTGCCATTGATAGCAGTTGGGGCTGGTCCGTACGCCGCTTCATTGGGGGCAGCGGGCGCGGGCGCTGCAGCGGGTGCTGGCGAGACTGGCATCGGTGGATGGGCGGGCGCAATCGGCGAGGGTGGCACGTTATCCGGGGTATCTGACCTGGGATGGAACGTGGCCGGGCTTGCGGGTGAAGGTGCTGGCGCCGGGGCCTTGGACGGCATCAATTGGGCGTCGGACATTTTCAACCCGGATGCGCTTTCCACGTTTACCGGGGATACGTCAGCCGGGTGGAATGTTGCCGGAACTTCGGGCGGGACGGGTGGCGCCATCGCTGATGGTATCAATTGGGCATCCGATATTTTCGATCCGAATGCAGCGTCCGGGTTTACCGGGGACGCTTCTGCCGGATGGAATGTGGCTCAAACCGCAGGCGGAACGGGCGGGGCCGTTGCCCAGCAAGCCGCCAAGACGGGCCTATCTAAATTCCTGAAAGACAAGTTCAACCTCGACGTTGACCAGAACACGCTTGGCATGCTCGGGCAACTCGGTGGCGCAGGGATTGGTCTGCTCGGCAGCAAACAGCAGTCCGATGCGCTCACGAACCTGCAGAATCAACTATCCGGCCAGCGTGCGCCGTTCTTGAACAAAGCTGTCGGCTACCTAAACAATCCCGACTCGTTCTACACCAGCCCGGAGGCGACCGGCGCAGCCAACGCAACCATGCGGGCACTGTCGACGAAGTTCGGCAATCCTGGCACGTCTCCGACCGCGCAGTCATTGGCGACCGGGGCGCTCTATGACAGGTACACCAACACTGTCAACTCGCTCGGATCGCTCGGGCTTTCGGGGCAGGGCATCCAGGCGAATCTCGGGCAGCAGATCGCCAGCACGTCGGGGCAACCGTATGCCATTGCGGGCAACACGATCTCCGGGCTGACCAGCGACAACAGCATGGACGATATGATGAAACGGATGTTCCGCCAGCAGTTCGGCTTGCCTTAGGAGCGATACATGGATCTCTCGCAACTGTACGGACCGGGGTATGCCGGGTATCTCCAGGGGATGCAATCGTCGCAGAACCGCAACATGCAGGCGTTGCAGGGGATGGGGATGCTGTCCAACATGCAAACCCAGGACATGCAGCGCAACGCCATGCAGGCGCAATTGGCCGAGAGGCAGCGCCAAGCGCAACAGCAAGTCGAGGCGCAGGAGCGCATGCAGGGGTTGCTGTCGCAGCCTGACGACGTGATCCAAGGGATGCTCGGGATGCCTGCGAATCAGGTACGCGCATTGTTTACGATGGGCGGACCCGGATCGCTGTCGAAAGTGCTTGAGAAGAATTACGAGATGCCGTCCGATCTGCGGATGATTAACGCGCTGCCGGAGGGGCCGAAACGGACTGCGGCGATAGAGGCGAAGACGGGAATTAGCCCGCAGTTCTTCCAGGCCGACCTCGGCGGGCAGCAGGCGGGCTTCGTGCGAGATCCTGTCACACAGCAGGTACAGCCGGTGTTTCAGGCTGAGAAGACGGCTGCTCCTGGGGCGGTGCCGTTTGAGATGTTCGGGTTGACGCCTGAGCAGGCGAGAACGTTTGCATTAAACCGAGCTTCTGTTGGTGCGCCGCGAACGACGAACATTGTGAATGCGACAGAGCGGTCGTATGGAACTCAGTTTGCGGGAGAGATGGCCAAGTCTGATATATCTCTGCGAGACACAGCAGGAAAAGCCGTCGATTTAGCGGATAGAGCAAACAGAATTCGCCAAGTGCTGGCGTCTGGTCAAGTCATAACGGGGGCGGGGGCAGACGCACGGTTGATGCTTGGGAAAGCATTGAACCTCGTCGGCGCGTCCGATGGCGAAACTATATCTAACACAGAAACGCTTGCATCCTCGTTGGCTCAAAACACACTCGATGCAATCAAAGCGTCGGGTCTTGGCGCTGGCAATGGATTTAGTAACGCGGATCGAGAGTTTTTGCAAAAGGCAGTTGGTGGCCAGATTACTCTTGAGGCTGCGTCTATTAATCGGCTTGCTGAAATCGCGCATAGGGCTGCACAGGTAAGCGCGGAAAAATGGACAAAACGAGTTAACGAGATACCAGCGAGCGCATTAGAAGGCACTGGCGTTAGTCGGGATCCAATTAGCGTAGCTCCGCTTGCTCCTGGGTATTCTTCGCCCGGTTCGGCGTCGACATCTTTTGACAAGATGCCAAGCCCGGTCCAGTACAAAGGCCGACGCATCAAGGGTGATGACGGATCGATCTACATATCAGACGGCATGCGCTGGAAGAAGCAATAATGGCGAAGTTCACACTTCTGGATGATGAACCTAAAAAGTTCGAGCTTCTGCCAGCAGACGAGCCGCCGAGCGCGGTCAAGGATGTTGCCTTTTCAATTCCCGGTGCCATCCCACGCGCGGCAGCAGGATTGATCGGGTTGCCGCAGACGTTAATGAACTTGGTCGGACGAGGTATTGAGAAGACCGGGTTAGTCCAACCCGGCGCGTTAACTTCACCGTCAATCCCAAATTTCGGTGATATGACTACTCGCGGATATGATGCGATTTCGGAAGCTGTCTCAGGCTCCCCGGTGTACCGCCCGCAAACTGGTCCGGGTCGTGTTGCTGATATGACAGTGCAAGCCGCTGTTGGTGGGCCTGGATCACTGGTTCAAAAAACGATAACAGGTGCTGCCGCAGGGCTTACTGGTGAAGCGGGTAGATTGGCAGGGGTTACAAATCCGCTTGCATTAGGCGCTTTGCAACTTCTAGGCGCGAGTACGGCGAGCTTGCCGTTTATCTTGCGCAACGTCCCGGCAGCAAACATCGACGATGCCATCAAGAATATCAAGCCTTCAGACTTGCAGAAGGCTCAGACGCTAATGGATGACGCTGCGCGTTTGGGCTCGCCCATTACCGGCGCAGAAGCAATCGCGCAGGTTACAGGCAAAAACAGTCTGCAAGATATTCAGCGGGTAGTGGAGGCATCTCGCACTGGCGGTCCCATCATGCAACAGATGATGAACCAGCGACCGGACACGGCTCGACGGGCTTTCGAGTCCACAGCAGACGCGATAGCGTCTTTGCCGACAGATCCGGCTCGTACGCCAGTACGAATGCAGCAAAGCGCAGATGCGGCGCTTACAGAGGCCCGCAGGGCAGGGAATACAGCGGCAGCGCCTTTCTACTCAATGGCGGAGCCGCAGATCATATCGACACAGGCATTCAATGCTGCGGCGGTAAAAAGCCCAATGATCGTTGATGCAGTTAACCGGGTGACTCGATCCACGAGGTACGGAGTTTTTGGTGAGCCTCCGCAAAGCGTGAAAGCGTTAAATGCTGCCAAGCAATACTTAGACGATATTTCGGCGGCGGCAAAAGACGCAGGCAGAAACAACGAAGCGCGGTTAGCCTCGACGGCGCTGGATGACCTCCTGCCAAG